GCTGTTTGTTTTGCTCCGCTTGCTGAACTAACATTTGTTTTAATATACATTCCATTTTTTCATTTGTATTCTGTTCGGTCAATTGTTCCATAAGTTTTTCCATTATAGAATTAGAGTTGTTTGTAGTGGTGTCTTCTGGTTGATATATTGTTAATTCTGTGGAGTTACATGTTTGTTTATGTCTCCATAATGTTGTTCTACTATTATATGATGTATTGCATTTTTTACAAATAAACTCTAGTTTATTCACATCATTATAAGTAACATTAAATTCTTTTGTTTCATTTTGTTTCAAATTTGTTTCATTTTGTTTCAAATTTGTTTCATTTTGTTTCATTTGTTTCATTTCTTTTTCTGGTGTGGTATTTTTAGATATTTCACAAGTCTTTTTGTGACGACTTAGACTTGCTATATGTTTATATATTTTACCACACAAACATTCGTTAGCATTATTAGCATTTTCGTTAGCATTTTCGTTAGCATTATTAGCATTATGTTTCTTGGTCTTACAATGTTGTTTCCAGTGTTGTTTTTTAGAGCATTTGTAGTCACATTTTTCACAATGATAAAATGTCACTATTTTTTCACTATTTCCACACTTTTTCATGTCACTATATAGTGTTACTAAAGAAAATTATTTTAAATTAAAATTGGAAAATTACAATAATTTTTCCTTATGCAGTCAAAAATGTTTACTACTAAAACATTTAACTGCATAAGGAAAAAAATAAAAAAGGAAAAAAATAAAATGAGAAAGTGTTTGAAAACACAAAATGGACATTTCTAAAATGTCCATTTTGAATAATTGAGGGAATGGCAAGAAGAAAAAAGGTATATTTTTGAATAAATAAAAATGAAAAGAATTAAAGATTATAAATTATGTAGTATAATGAGTATACATGTAGATATGGTGAATAGTATAAATAATGAAATATTACATAATGAATGGACTATGACTAATACAACAACATTAATAGATTGGATAATCTATAGTAATTTATATATATTATTAATTGAAACTTATGCGTCACACGTTAGACATGTATTAAAAATTAATACTTTATGGTCATTATTGATATCATCGATAACAAGTACTATATCAATAACACAATTTACTATAACTGATACGAGTAATCCTATGTTGAGTTTTTTTATTAAAGGTGCAATAGTTATAACATCTGTATTAACTTCTATGATTACCGGTTACATAAAAATAGAAAAAATGCAAGAAAAGATGGAATTCTTGAATAAAACGAGAGATCAATGGATGAAATTTATGTTTGATTTAACGAGCGAATTACAACAAGGAGAAAATTTAAGACAAAATGCCGTAAATGTTATTAGAGATAAACGAAATGAATTTAATAAATTATGTACGAAACGCATAAATATACCATCACATATTAAAATCAAGGTTTCAAAATATTTAACAAAAAATAAACATTATGATTTAGATATCAAATATATAAATGTTATAAGTAAATGTTGTATAACTTGTTATAATAGACAACATCATAAAAAATTATTAATAGATGAAACCCATCGACGATTGGATATATATTATATAGTTAATGATATAATAAAAAAACAATTGTTAAGAATGGGTGAAATATTTAAGAATGATATTAAAACCATAAAATTCAATGAACGTTCTCATTTAATACACTATGAAATAGTTAAAAATGATGTTTATATGATGAATGAAAATACAGATTCAGATGACGTTATAAAACGATATAGTCCAATGTCTGTTTCGTCTGAAAATATTATTATAGATGAGTTCCCACCTTTACCCCCATCATCTAAGTCATCTGCATCGTCTATTGATCATAATATAAAAGATTTATTACCACCAACTATAACTGATATAAAAATATTATCAGAAAGACATGATAATATAAATTTACAAATTGATCCTTAGATAAAATTATATATTATAAGTTGCATTCTAAATAAGTATTTGAATATATATATGAAATATAATATGTAAAAATTTAACATATTATATAAAAAAATGTTAATTTTTTATAACGGTGCAATTATAATAGAGTATTTATTTAAGAACTGGTTGTTGTCGCAGTAGTTGCGGATTGAGATTTTGGAAAGTGATGGCGCATGTAACGTTGAAGGTTAAAGTATGTAAGTTGATCTCCTTTGGGAAGTCTAAGAAGTTTGCGAAGTTTACTATCCGCCAAAATAATGCGTCCATTGGATGGATCTTGCAAATTATTACTGCGAATGTATTGATTAATTTCTTTAGTTACTGATGTACGAGCCATTTCTGTTCCCTTAGGTTTATTAAGGAAATTAGCCAGTTCATTAGAGATTAACGCGGGTTTTACAAAACCACTGGGTTTGCGATCAGGGTTCTTTCGTTTACGACCAGACTTAAGTGCTGCCTTCATTTCACGCTCACTGCGTTGACGAAGGTTGCGAACTTGACCACTGATGACAGTGATTTGTTGACGCAGCGCGGTCAATTGACCCAACATTTGGTTGAATGCATCAGTAAGGGTAGGTTCAGTTGCTACTGGTGCAACAACTTTGTTTGTAGGTGCTGCAGGTGGTGCAACAGCTACAACGGGGGTAGCGGCAACTTTTGGGGTGGCAGTCTTGGTTGCTTTGGTGGTTTTGGTGGTTTTTTTTGTTCGGGGCATATTATATTCAAGTATAGTGTTACCTTTTTAAGTGCTTTATGATTATATATATATAAAGCATTAAAAATGGCACTTTATAAGGGTTATATTTAATAATATATTATATAAATTAAACGCACACTGAAAATATCTAAACGTTCAATATTACATTTTGGGAAATTTAATTATGCATCACAGAATCATATAACCACGGCATTGCTTCTGCTGCATCTTTATTTACTAACGTTAAGGCAGACAAACAATATAATGCTCCTAATGAACAATTTGCACGTGTGGTTCCTTTTGAAATCATATTATTAATTATATGCAATACAATTTTTCTCAATTCCGATAAATTTTTTATATATATATTCGGCATATTACAATTAATAAATGGGTTTCCATTTGGTGGACATATTTGTTTTTTTACATCATTAGTTAATTGTGCTCGATACATCCATATATCGATAATTTCACGTATATATTTGATTAATTGAATTCTATTAAGAGTTAATAACCATGCGGAATTAGTATAATGTCCTAATTCATCTATTTTTTGAAATAATGATATAGTACGTAGTTTTAGTTTTTGTTCTTGCGTTAAATTTTTAGTAGTATCTTCAATGGTAATATTTGTTGGATAGTTTAATATTTTGCTTAATTTTAATAATTTTCTCAAGTCTTGTGTTAATGTTTTTGATAATTCAATTCTATTATACGGATTTTTTACATGATTATCACCATTGATGATTAAATTATAGAGAGAACATATATCAAACCCGTATACGAAATTATCCTTATCAATATAACTAAAGAATTGATAATGTGGAATATCAGTAATTTTATCTAATGTATAAAAATCAGTATCATTAACGCACATTTTTTTATTAAATAAAGCAGGTCCGTGCGATTTAATATATTTTTTTATTAAATATCCTTTGAATATTCTTTGAATATGAATAGCATGGTGAGAATATTTTAAGAAATTATATGTGCGTTTTTGCAGTTCTTTTTTATTACCTCCAACTTTTAAATTATAATATTTACAAATTTGTTTGAGTTGCTTAACATTGTAATTATGTGTAACTACGTAATTATATTGTGAAGTAGAAGGTATATAAAAATCTTCTACAGATACCTTTATTTTTTTTACTTTTGAATTAAATGCAGAGGGATAATCATCATATAAATATTCTTTAAAATATGTTGTAGGACTAAGAATAGTTTTATTGTTTTGTATTTTTCTATTCATCTAAATATACATATAATATATATTTTTGTTTTATATAGTTATGAACTAACATTATGTAGGGGTGAACTTCTTTGTAAGGAGCAAAATTTTATGTTATACACGGAATGATATTTGTTAAATAGTAATTTAACAAATATTTTAATTATATTACTATTTTATAATATCTATAATTAATATTATAATTATATATATATAATGTGCTTTAATGCTCCAGTTTCACTGATTACGGGTTTAACTGCTATCTATTTATGTGGATATCTCATATATCGAAATAATTCTAATGATCGAATATTTGGAATAGCATTTTTATTTGTTAGTTTTATGCAAATATTAGAATTTTTAATGTGGAAAGACCAGGATTGTAATGGTTTAAATCAAATTGCAACTAAGATAGCATTTATATTGTTGTGGTCACAACCATTTATGTTTTCTTTTGCTACATTATGGGGAAAAATATGGATATCTAAAATAATCCCTATTTTAATGACTTTGTTGTTTTCTATACCGTTAATCTACTCTATTTATTACGTACTCTCTCAAACACAGAAGGATAATAAATACTGGTGTTCTCGTCCAGGAAGTGGTTGTCATTTAATATGGAATTTCTTTAAAAATAATCAAATACCAAAATTTTTAAATTATGATTGGAAGTATTTTATTGGCTTTATATCTTTTCTAATTGTGTCTCCTATCTGGAAGGGATCGTTGATCTTATCTATTTTAGTAATAACATGTCTATATTCTGTTTATATGTATGGAAAAACAAAGGAATATGGTAGTATATGGTGTTGGATAACTAACTTTATATTATTATTAATTGTATATATTAATCGTAAAAACCCAGATAATATAGATAAAAACTGATCATAAATCTGATCAACTATATACACAAGATAAATTAAATATGAGAAATATTAGAAATATTATATATTACTATTTTATATTATTATTATGCTACATTCAATACGTAAATTTTCCAATAAAGCACTCAGTAAAACAACTATTATTAATGGACGACATAAATATTTATCTCCTTCATTAAGAACATTTGAAGCATATGATACCCCTATGGTTTTGGATCGTGGAGAGAAGCAATATTTATGGGATATTGATGGAAATAAATATACCGATTTTGTGGGACAAAATATATGTGTTAGCGTTGGATATAATAGACCAAAAATTAGAGAAGCAGTTATATCACAAATGGATAAATTAGCTCATTGTTCTACTATGTATTATCATGAAGAACCAGTAAAGTTGGCTCAAAGAATTGTGGAAAAATTACCTGAAAGACAGGATGGAGAAGATTGGGTTGTACATTTTGTAAATAGCGGTAGTGATGCTATTGATTTGGCTATTCAAATGGCTCGAGTATATACAAATAGACAAGAAACCATTGCTTTATATAAGGCATATCATGGATTACAAGGATACGCTGCGGGGGTTACTGCTATAGGTAAAGCAACACAAAAATGTTATGCAGGAATGTTTACAGGCATTCATCATATTACACCTAATGATACAAATGAATTAGAGCATAAAATTAAATTTGGAACTGGTGGTAAAATTGCGTGTATGTTAATAGAACCGCTACAAGGATATGGTGGCATATTTCCTTTGGACGATGGCTATATGAAAAATGCATTTGATATAGTGCATTCGGCAGGAGGTGTGACTATATCAGATGAAGTACAAACTGGTTATGGGAGAACGGGAGAATCATTTTGGGGATTTCAAAATAAACATAATGATGTTATACCGGATATGGTAACAATGGCAAAAGGAATGGGAAATGGTGTAGCAATAATTGGAGCGGTTGCTTGTAAAAGAAGTATTGGTGAAGCATTTACAGAAAAAATGTTTTTTAATACGTATGCTTCTAATCCAATTGCATGTGCTGCTGCAAATGCTGTATTGGATGTAATGGACGATGATAAAATATTGGATAATTGCGAAAAACAAGGATTATTATTGAAAGAAAAAATGCTTGCCTTATGTGACAAGTATCCATATATATATTCAGATATTAGAGGACAAGGATTATTTCAAGGATTAGAAATTTATGGAACTACTCCTGAAGATAGTCAGAAAACCGCCTATAAAATCCATAAAAATTTGTTACAATATGGGTTAATTGTTGGTCGTGGATCGGCCGCAGGAAATGTTTTTAGATTACAACCACCTATGTGTATAGAAGAGAATGATATATTTCATATTACTGAAGCATTAGAACAAGGAGCAATAGATTATATCAAAAATTGATATTAAGTACATACCAGTTCAAAACGCCAACATTGATGTTCATACGATACAGTTATCTCTATAATATATTATTTTTTTGCTTCATCTACACAATGAATTCCGCATTTTAATAATATTTCAAATTTTTATATTGAAATACTTTTGACCTCTGACTTTATTGAAATATAAAAAAAATTGATATAAAGATTACCTCTATAAATATACCAAACAAAATGGCACAAGAACTGATTACGAGCTTTACTGACTTTATTCCTTCCGCCGTGAGCTATGGTGCACCTCGCACCAATGCTCGTGGTGGTAAATCTATAAAATTTCTTGATATTAAGAAAAACACTCTTGTATTAAGTACACCTCTTATTCTAACATGGGGTATTAATAAAAATGTAGATGATGATACTGGACGCATTAATTATAATATGGCGCTTCAATTCCCTTCTGATAAATACGCAAATGATGATACTTCTAAATTCTTTGAAGATATGAAGGAACTTGAATCAAAGGTATTGGATGATGCTGTAACTCATTCCAAGGAATGGTTTAATAAGTCAAAGATGTCGCGTGAAGTGGCAGAAGCATTGTTTTATCCGATTTTGAAATATCCCAAGGACAAGCTGTCTGGAGAACCTGATTATTCGCGTGCTCCTACAATGCGTGTAAAAATTCCTTACTGGGAGGGAAAATTTAATGTAGAGTTGTATGATACCAACCAAAATGTAATGTTCAATTCATCAACAGATATGGGGACTACACCATTTGAGACATTGATCCCAAAAACATCTCACGTAGTCGCGGCGATCCAATGTAATGGATTGTGGTTTGCTGGTGGAAAGTTTGGAGTAACATGGAATTTGATCCAAGCAATGGTTCGCCGTCCTGTTCGAATTCAAGGTGGTTGCTTTCTCAATTTGAGTTCTACAGATAAGGCACAGGTTGATAACATTACTAGACGCGAAGCAGAGGAGGAGGCAAGCAAAGAAGTAGCAGAAGAACTTGATAATATGTATGCTACAACGGCACCAGTCAGCACGAATGTAGAAGATTCTGACGAAGAAACCGCTGAAGAAGAAGCAGCACCTGAACCAGTTCCTGTTCCTAAGAAAGTAGTGAGACGCAAGCGACGGATCGTGAAGAAGAAGAAGGCGGAAGCATAAGTGCTTGAATAATGTATGATATAATAAAAAATATACTTATAAAATATTTTTTTTATTTAGAATAAGTTGCACAAACGATTATATATATATATATATATATATAATGGCAACAGCAGGAACAGGAGCAGGAATAGCAGTAGCAGCAGGAGGAACCTCTATAACGAAAGAATGGTTAAAAATACACGCTTATGCTGATAGCCTGCATGATGAGTTTAAACCAGGACCAAACTTAATTCAATCATTACCAGGCTTGTGCCCACCTACTCCACCAGAACATTTTAATGAAAATAAAATGTTAAACCGTATAGGTATTACATCTAGTGACGGATTCCTCACAGCTCCCACAGATATCGGTTACCATATTTATAGAACGAACTTAAAGAACCCGTCACTCAACCTATTAGCCGGCGCGTTAAACACAATACCATCACAAGAACTGAGATTTGTTGTTGATTTTGTATATACAAAGCCTTTTAATACATTACTTCAAGAACTTGTAACTATTCCGTCATACAAATCCCTACAATATATTTATAATTTAGCAACAGCATTTGATTCAGCAGGGAAACCTTTTCCAGGAACTAACGGATGGAATAAACTCGGTTTCGAGGGCGAGATTTTTAAAGATAATACCATTCAAACCCCATTGCTTGTAGTAAACCCAACTACTATATGGAACAATGCCAGTCAAAAATGTGATACTCCTTTGCCTTCGAACAATGGATATGATTTGTTTTGTTCTCCCCATACATTAATATTAGGAAAAGGTAAAAAGCTAAAAAAATCAACGTCCAAGCAACCAGTACATAAAGCATATGGTATAGTAAAGGATGAAAACACATATTTTTATGTAACATCGGCTAAAACTGGTTTATTTAAACAAACTTTACAGCAGATAAAACGTTTTGTTACAGGTAAATCACGCACATTTACAGAATTACAAGGTCATATTAAGGAATTGCAACTAGCACAATCTGGATCTCCTCATAATATTATAGCAAAACGAGCAGGAGATGCATTACAGGTATTATCGTGTTTGGAATTGGAAGATGGCGCCGTATTTGTTACTCATGATAGATTAGCAGTATGGTTGGCTTTATATGTAGGTGTTCCAAATATTATTTATATGAATAGTAAAAATCCAAATAATATTACATATTTCAAACATAAAAGGTTTGATGAACCAGAGGTGCGAATAAAAGAAGCAGCAGATGCAGCAGCAGATGCAGAAGCAGCAGCAGCAGGAGCAGCACGAAAAGCATTAGAAGCAAGAGCAGCAAGAGCAGCAAAAGCAGCATTAGGAAGCACCAGCAAGAAAAGAAAAGTAATAGAAGCAGGAGCAGGAGCAGCAGAAGTAGACGTAGACGTAGGCATGGGATCAGGAGCAGGATCAGGAGCAGGATCAGGAGCAGGAGCAGGATCAGGAGCAGGAGCAGGATCAGGAGCAGGAGCAGGAGCAGCACGAGAAGAAGTATTAGGAGCAGCAGTAGCACGAGTAGTAGCAACAGGAGTAGTAGCAGCACGAGTAGAAGTATTAGGAGCAGCAGGAGTAGTAGCAGCACGAGTAGAAGCAGAAGACGCAAAAGCAATAAATAAAGCATATAATCAGATTGTGAGATATTGTAAATACGCATTACCAATTATTAAATTTTTACAATCATCACAAAATATAGCAGAAGTAGCACTAAAAGCATTAGCAGCAGCAGAACTAGCACGAAAAGCATTAGTAACACGAAAAACATTAGAAGCAGCAGAATCAGAAGAAGAAGACGTAGACTTGTCAGGAGCAGAAGCAGATATAACTGCTTTAAACGAGTATACTAAGGCTTTAAACAATTTAAAAAATGTTTATGACACATGTGCCGAAATTATTACTTTTGTTAACAATATGCCTAAGATTGTTGATTACGATGTTCCAACTCA